AACATTGGCAAATTGTCTTTGGTTAATGCCCACTTTATCATCTCTCCATCCTTTCGTTTTAAATACTTGTCCGTCTTTAGAGGTTGCTTTGTATTGAATGTCGTTACCAAATACTTTTTTACATTCTTTTATGAAGTCATTTATGGTCATGGACTCTCCTTATACTTTAAACCTTTTTGGTCAAACCAAAAGTTGAATGACCCTTCCCATTGTGCGTTACGTTGTTTCTGAACAAAGACCTTAGCATCTGGAATAATCTTTAGTTCTTCATCAGAAGTTTTGCCTTCTTCTATCAGCTTTTCTTTGTAACGGTTACGCCATACACAAATGATATTATCGCATAAATTTCTAATATGTGAACTACCCATGATGTTTGTAGCGTCAGGTATTTCTGTTTCATCTTTAAGTTTTCTAGTATGTGCAACTAAGAATATAGCTATGTTTAAATCACGAGCTGTTACTGCAAGTCTATCTGTAAATAGTTTTTGTGCCTCCAATGACTCTTCCGAGATATTGCTTATTTTCATAAGACTGTCAATAATAAATACTTCTACGCCAAGAATGTGCTTACCATAATACAATGTCGCTATCATATCGTCAGATGTTGTAACGCCTAATTGGTCGTAAATATATAACTTGTCTTTAGCACGTTCACAAAACTTTCTTATGTAATCATCTGTGGGTTCTGGTGAACCTAATGCTTGTGTCACCATACGAGCTAATGTAAGCACAGGTCTCATTTCTAAAGACGCTATTAAACATTTAGTTTGTTGTCGCATCATAGACAATATGACTTGTGATAACCACATAGACTTTCCATGACCTGATACACCGGTAAGAATAGTTAGTTCCGATTGCCTAACACGAAATTTATCTTCCGTCTTAATCCAGCCAAGCGATTTACCACTATGAATTTCCTCACCGAAATATCGCACCAAGTCATCAGCAAATACGTCTGAACCTTTAACCTTAAATTCTGCATGAGCATACTCCTGTTCGTAGTAATCAGTAATGACTGACTGATTGACAGTTAGTTTATCTAATGCCTCTCCAATGTTCACTAAATTCCACCTTCCCAAACTTTACGGAGTTGTTGCACATCACCATCATTCCATCTTTCCTGATTAAGCAAAGTAAGTGGAGCTGGTGAGAACCCATCTTTCCATGATTTAGTATCTTTCATTTTTTTAACATACCCTATCACTTCATCTGCTATAGCATCAAGGTTTTTATTAGCCCATCTTTCCAAACAAGTTTTCTTGTTGACTTTACGAGTAGAAGGATATATTTCCCAAAATTCACTAAACCTATTAGTCGTTTTAACGACATAAATATCTTCTCTTATCTTCTCTTCTCTTCTCTTCTCTATGTTAGCAGAAGAATAGTTTTCCTCTAGCCAACCTCTAGTAAATAGTTCATTTACTATTTTCTCAACAAAGTCAATAGGATAGTGAAGTCTAAAAGCTATTTCAAAGTTGTCAGGTAACAGACCATCACTTTCAGAACCTAGACACCATAACTCTACTAAAACTGCTTTTTGTTCAAAAGATAGCTTATGTATTTCTATGTCATTGATGTAGTCAGTTCCATAAAACTTGAACCATGTCATCTTTTTTTGATAACGTGGGTTTCTAGGTTTGTAAAGGTTAAACTTTTCCCAGTTCTTAATCTTGTACATTTTTTATCTCACCTTCATTTTTTAAAGCTGATTTAAGTATTGCTCTTAATAATGAATATTCATGGCTTGATAATTCAAATCCACCATTAGTTAAATTACCTTCTGCTACTCCAAATACTGTGTGTATAGCTACTAATGCGTCTCTTTCTGTCATATTGCTCTCCTTAAAATAAACATTCTTCATATAATTCTGTGACTGGCATAGGTTTTGCTTTAGGTAAAACATGGAGCTTACAATTAGGTCTATTCTCAAGAAACCATTTAGCAGATGCCTTATTACTAAAGGCTCTTAGTGGTTTTCCATCAAATTCGTCTAATATAATAAAACGCAATATCTCCATAGGTCAAAACCTTAACACAAGTTATTATTATTTGTAAACTATTTTTTTGCTAGTTATTTACTAGAAATACTTGACATGTGTTTTTTATAGGTTTAAAGTTCAATTGTCAATTTTTAGGAGAGATGACATGAAAATAAAAACAATGATAGTAACAGCAATAGCGTTTTGGTGTTATGTAGCTTTATGCCTTTACATTATGGGTAAGTTGGCAGGTGCAATATGAATAAATACTTATGGTTGTTTCTTTTTATATTTTGGGGGTATATAATATGGCGAATGGTTTAAAGCGTATAGCTGAAATATTACCAGAAGTATGGAAAGACTTAGAAGAACTTAATAAACGATTTGATGAAAGGGAGAGAGCAAATGAGTCAACAACAGTTTTACGACCAGGTAATGATGGAACAACACCAACAAGAACAACAGGAGAGAAAGATGAACTATAACGAACTACGTAAGATTAATGTATCAGACCACATTGAGAAAAAAAATGGTCTATCATACTTATCATGGGCTTGGGCTGTGGATACACTTCTACAGCAAGACCCAACTGCTACATGGACTTATGGCGAACCTAAACAGTTTGGTGAAACACTTATGGTATTCTGCACAGTCCATGCGTTTGGTAAGTCTATGACAGCTCAGTTACCTGTGCTTAACTTTAGAAACCAAGCTATTCCTAACCCTGACGCTATGGCAGTTAATACAGCTATGCAACGTTGTTTAGCTAAAGCAATTGCATTACATGGTATTGGCTTATATATCTATAGCGGTGAGGATATTCCTGAGTCAGAACAACCCACTTTAAAAGCTGTATCTAGCAAGGACTTCCTATGATAGAACAACGCACAGAAGAGTGGTTTCAGCAACGCCTGGGTAAAGTAACTGCTAGTCGTATTAGTGACGTTATAGCCAAGACTAAAACAGGCGTATCTACATCACGTCAAAACTATCTTGTTCAATTAGTATCAGAACGTCTTACAGGCAAGAAAGGCGATAGCTTTGTTAATCAGGCTATGTTAGATGGGATAGAAAGAGAAAGTGCTGCTAGAGAGCTTTATATGCAAACTAAAGGGGTATCTGTAACAGAGGTAGGTTTCTTTGACCATCCTGTGATTAAGAATAGTGGTGCTAGTCCAGATGGTGCTGTAAACGCAGAAGAAGAAGGCAAGTATGCAGGTCTTATAGAGATTAAATGTCCTATAGAAACAACCCATACAAATACGCTTATGAGTAAGTATGTGCCTAGTAAATACGTTCCACAGATGCAATGGCAATTAGCTTGCACCGGTGCTAAGTGGGTAGACTTTATTAGTTACAATCCTAATTTTCCTGTAGAATTACAGCTCTTTGTAGCAAGGGTAGATAGAGATAATGCTTACATAGCAGAATTAGAAGCTGAAGTAATTAAGTTCCTAGACGAAGTAGAGCAAACAATTATTAAACTAAAGGAGTAGTATATGGCGCAACAATATGACAATACAAATACTTTTGTATTATTTAAGAACGACCAGGGTGACAATCCTAAACGACCAAACTATGCTGGCACAGCAAATCTTGATGGCATTGAATTTAGAATGAGTGGTTGGATTAGAGAAAGTGCTAAAGGTAAGTTTATTTCAGGTCAATTTCAGCTTAAAGAAGTTCAGGGTGAAACAAGAAGTAAACCAGCAGTAGAAGGTGCAGATGAGGATGTTCCTTTCTAGGAGCATCCCCATTCGCATGATAATTACTTGTTCATTACGTACATTGTGACTTCAAAGCCAAAACGCATTTCTGTAGCTGATGGTGTTGTCCACATGGCAGTTCTCCTTTCTTTTAGATTTATAATAGAATTATACGCTTGTGTGGATTTACTAGACACAAGAAAACCATGAAAGGTCTATAATGGATATACATAACTTAGAATTAGATGTTTCGTGTTATGCTACTGCACTTTACCATGAAGTTAATAACAGAACATTAGAGGAGAAATTGGGTGTATATTACACTATTCATAATCGTGTTAAATCTGGTCGTTGGGGTAAGTCTGTATGTGATGTTG